GTAGTAAATACGTATGGCGCAATTTAAATTCCAGTGGGCGGCTTTCTTAGTCGGACTTGCCTTAGGCATGCTGTTTGTGTATATTCGTATGCCACCGCCTAAAATTGTGATTAAATATCCCAACCCTGAGAATGTGGGTAAAATAGTGTATAAAGATGACGCGGCCAACTGTTATGTTTATAAAGCGGATAAAGCGGAATGTCCTAAACCGACGATAAATAATATCATCTAGTAGGTAAAGGGATGAAACTAAATCTACCAAATGCGAATCGCTTAACCGACCGTCTGTTCTATCAAACCACTGGTCAAATCTTTGTGTCTGCATTATTCGGCATCGCGCTGGCCTTTACATTTCAAAAAGTGTGTAAAGACCGTAAATGCCTGTTAATTAAGGCACCCAATCTGAACGAAATGACCGCCAAGGTGCATGAATTTGATGGCGAATGTTATCGTTATACAACATCAAATGTTAAATGTCCGCTTGAAGGTGAGGCAGCAGCAGCCGTGATTCAAGATTGAGCTGAGGAGCGTTTGAAATGATTTTATTTTTATATGGCCGATTAATAATATGCAGATGAGTACCCCTATTTCCAAAATTCAAGTGAATCCCAATCTACCTATCACAGGTGAGTCACATGAAGATGACCCGGAGGTGATGGCTGTGCTACAAGAGGTTAAGGAATCGCATCCCCCTATGGCACAAGAACCCCGTTATGCGAAACCGGTGCAGCAGCAGATGCATATGCCTATGCACTATGGTAATGGCGCGATGGTAGGGACTGGCGCTGGTGCTGTAGCTACTGCTGGTGGCGCAATGGATGCTTCTTGGCTTCAGACAGATGTAGCGAAGCGGGCGGCCATCGCAGCTATTATTGCAGGTGTCATGTTTTACCCAGCGACATTCCAAATGCTTTACGATAAAATCCCGGCACTAGCGAAAGTAGCTTCCTATGATGTATTTATTCGCGTTGCGTTTTTAGCTGTAGTGCTTTATATACTTATGTGGAAACTGAATATATAATTTCTTTCTAGACATATAGAAAAGGCGATGGCATCCGCTACACGTGAAACGTTCGTAGATGAGACAACTTCCAAACAATTGGTGAGTAAAGTATTTATCGGTGTCGGCATAGTGCTGTTAGCCATGGCTTTCACTGTGCTCTTTATCTGGACGTATCAGAAAAGTTATAAGTTATTTATTATGGTATTCTCCATCATTGTCTTTATCTTCTCTCTCATCACAGTGGTGTTTGTGACAATGACACGGGCAAAACTAACAGATATGCAGTTTCGGATTTATCTCAGTGGTACCGTTTTCATGACCCTCATGTCGTTGGCTATGTTCATCATTTTCACGATATTTGCAGTCAGTCATTTAAAAAGAATTAGAGAGGAAACAGCTGCTTTAGCGGCCAGCGGACGGGGCAGCACGCCTCAGATGGTTCCTCCTCAGTTAGATACATATGCGAGCAATCCTTATGAGACCACCGTAAGACAATCGGGCATTGCTTAGCTACCGTAAGACAATCGGGCATTGCTTAGCGCTTAGCTCTAAACATTATCCGTCACTTCGGTAGAGAATCCAGGTAGAATCTCTAGGCCTTGCGCACCATAAACATCTTCTCCATAGACACCTTGAATTCCGCGCCATTCTTTGTTGTATTGCTCTTCGGCGATGATCACATTGTCCTGAGCGCTACGTAAATGTTCCGGTGTAATATAGTCCATGGTTTTCTCGTTATTATTTTTCTTAGTATAACCCCAAGGGATGCGAACATTATACATTTTAATGATGAGGGTGATAATGGCTAGAGCTAGGATAAAGCCGGTAATGGTATCCACGAAGATCATAACAAGGACAATCAGAGTGGAAATAAGATACATCCATTCTTTCTTTAGCACGAACGATAAGAACTTAAAGTCTAGAACCGCAATAGTAATAAGAGCAATCAGAGCCAGGACTCTTAAAAATTGAAGCATTCTCTATTTTTTATAGATATTTAAAATGCTCAATACGCATCTATCCCAACGAGGCTATGCCATTGAAAAGAAAGGAAATGAGGAATGGATTGAGAAATTGAAGGCAGAATTGACGGTTAAACCGAATGTAATGTCTATGATGGGAGAAACCGCGACGACCTTTCCGGTTTATCGCGAAAATGATAAAAAGCTCTATCTGCCCAAGTATTATGGCCTCTCTAAATTTGGGGCGCCTACCAAGCTCCAGCTGCATGATGGAGTGGATTGTCCGAACTTAGAGTTTCAGGGGGAAATTCGTGACTTACAAAAACCGGCGGTTCAAGCATTTCTTCAAGCATGCGAGGATCCAACAAAAATGGGTGGTCTCTTGTCTTTGCCTTGCGGGTTTGGTAAGTGTTTGGGTATTAATACGCCGGTGATTATGTATAATGGCACGATTAAAATGGTTCAAACGATTGTGCCAGGGGATAAATTGATGGGAGACGATTCAAAGCCTCGCAATGTGCTGAGTATTTGCAGAGGAAGGGAACAAATGTATCGTATCGTTCCAGAGAAAGGGGACGCCTATGTCGTGAATGAGTCGCATATCTTATCACTCGTGGATATTACAACGCATAGGCGGGTGGATCTGACCGTGCTAGAGTATTTAGCAAGAGTGCCTGAATCGCGTCTCTATGGCTATCATGTGGCCATTCAGTATGAGTATCCCTATTATATTACAACATCTGCAATGGTTTATCGTTATCTACAGACATGTAAGCAGACCGAAGCTGAATATATAGCACGAAACGACGACTTTTCCACGGATATGCTGTTCTTATTGCGCTCATTGGGTTATATGGTCTATTATAATAATGGGTTAGACGAATGGGTGATTGAGAAACATCCCCGGTCCATTCATATGGAACCGATCACTGTGGAGAAAATAGGGATAGATGACTATTATGGGTTTGAAATTGATGGCAATCGCCGATTCCTATTGGGGGACTTTACCGTGACACATAATACGGTGGTTGCGCTTAACCTGGCAACCGTCTTTAAAAAGAAAACCTTGATCGTGTGCCATACCAATTTCTTAATGGATCAGTGGATTGAACGTATTCAGCAATATATTCCAAAGGCGGCGATTGGGCGGATTAAGCAAAAGCTATGTGATGTCCAAGATAAAGACATTGTGATTGCGAGTCTGCAAAGTCTAGCTATGCGAGATTATGATGCGGATATGTTCAAGACATTTGGCTATGCGGTATTTGATGAATGTTTTCCATACGATCAACCCATTTTGACGAAGCAAGGATTTCTTCCGATTGGTGAATTGTTTGGCGAATGGAAGAACGGACATGAGACGCCACTGGTCATGTCTTACAATCAGAACACACTCCAATTTGAATGGAAAAAGCTAACCTATGCTTGGAAAAAAGAATACCATGATCGGTTGATTCAAATTACATTTAAAGATCCTTATGGAGCGCCATATACGATTGAATGCACACCAAATCATCGTCTATTGACGGCCGCTCAGGAATGGAAAGAGGCGTGTGAGCTTGTAGTGGGTGATGACATGATTGGTTGTGTGAATCGTATGGTAGTGGATTATATTGAATACATTGAGGCGGATGCGCATGCGCAGGGGCGTGGATACGTATATGACATTGAAGTGGAGGACAATCATAACTTTATCTGTAATTATATTGTTGCTCATAATTGCCATCATTTGGGGGCAGAAGTCTTTAGCCGTTGCTTACCATTGGTGACCTGTCGGCGGATGTTGGGTCTCTCCGCCACTCTAAAACGGAAGGATGGATTGAGCAAGGTATTTGAGTGGCATCTTGGAAAGCCAGTTTATACGATTAAACGGCAAGACAGCGAAGTGATTATTAAAGTGGTGCCTTACTATGACCCGAATCCTGCTTATTCTATGGAACATTCGCTGTGGGGAGGAGGCGCAGGTTATGGAAAGAAGCTCAATGTGGCAAAGATGATCAATCAGGTATGTGACTATGCTCCGCGAAATCATAAGATGATCCAGGTATTAAAAGAAGTGCTGGTGGAGGAGCCGAATCGGAAAGTGCTGATATTGAGTGAGAGACGCGGACACCTACAAGAACTAGAGAACCTACTACGGATTGAAGGCTATGCCTCTATTGGTTATTATGTAGGTGGAATGAAAAAAGAACAACTAGAGGCGGGGGCAGCAGAAGATATTATCTTGGCGACATTTCAACTAGCGAGTGAAGCCATGGATATTCCGAAGCTAAATACATTGGTATTGGGATCCCCAGTCTCTTCCATTGAACAGCCGATTGGTCGTATTCAGCGGAAGAAGAAAGAAGATCGTGAATATACGCCATTGGTCATAGATTTTCTGGATGAGTTCTCGGTATTTCAAGGACAGGGTAAGAAACGGATGGCCTTTTATAAGAAAAATGGATACGATACAGGTGAGAATAAGGAAAAGGAAAAAGAAAAAGCAAAGAAAGCTCCTCGTAAGTATAACTTTATCCGAGATGAAGAGGAATAGAATAAACTCGCAGGTATCTACCTTGTAATCTGTCAAAATAAGGTATCGTGGTATGCTTTTAGATGATGTGAATGCTAAACTTGCACTGGAATAGACATGTAGTTTTGAGGGCACTAAATTTAGTAAGATTTGAAGACTTTTAGATTGACAGCACCTTTTTTATTTTTGCGGATAAGATTCGGATCATAATTTTGTTCATCGTATTCTTCTTCACCACGTTGGTTAGGGCTCATGCTTTGGCGTTCTTGTTCTAAGGCTTGCATGTCCCATAGTTCAGGGGAGCATACTTGGAAGTTGGCGTGGTCGGATGCTTTATACCAATAGACTTGGTCTTCTAGACGGTTGCTCTGCACCTTGTTATCAATCACGAGACACTCATAATTCTGAGTGCAAGAATCTAAGACCGAGTTAAATACGTCAAAGCTGTGGAACATACCAGCATATTGTTTATAAATTCTCTCACGATTGGTAATCTGATTTTCACGTAGGATAAATACATAATCTACGTTGGCGCGTAAATGGGGAGGGATACCTAGCGGGTACTGCATCGTAATCATAAAGAGCGTTTTGACGTGGCGGCCATTCATAAATAAGAAACGAATGTTAATATCACCGGGCCAGGTTTTGTCATAGAGGCAATCGTCTAAAATTAGAAATGCCCTGGGATCTAGGTCGCTGCGGCCTCCATATTTGCGCTTTTCAGTGGTGTATTGGTTGGTGATTTTACTTTGACGATCTACGAACTTCTTGATTACCGTGGGGTCGTATTCATCATAGACCAACATACCAGGAATAAAATCTTCAAAGAAATGATTCACTTGTTCTGTAGGGGAAATGACGACGCCAACGGGAAGATTACGAAAATTATGCATAATATCTTTGACCAAGAAACTCTTACCAGTATTACGTTTTCCAATAAATAAAATCACGCTATCGTCTTTAATATTACGAATGTCAAACTTTTTAAGCTCTAGTTTCATCTTTATAAATAAAAACAATTTATTTCTACCACTATAAACGTGCTCTGCTATGCCTCTAGAAGTCAGGTAAGCCTACGTCAATTTCTTCTTTCATGTTAGAAAGATAGCTTCTCTCCATACCAGTGCCACCACTTATTTTCTTAGAGGTGCTGGATTCTTTCCAGAAGAAATGAAACAGGATTGTTACAATAACGACAACAAAGAAGAAGAGGGCGACTCTGCTGCCAGAACTGGAGGGTGGTGTGTTATTACGTTTGGTGCGTTGGTCATCCAGGTATTGTAATAATAAAAAACTAATCACAGAGACAACGGCTATTAAAGGATACATATCATAGCATTCGGTTAGAAAGTATTCGGAAAAAACGCACTACCTAAAAGAACGAGTTCTTTGAACGTTTATGGGGT